CGCAGCAGTCCTCTACCCCGCCGTTGACCAACTCGTTGAACAGTTTGAACGATACCAACTCGAACCGGCTGTTGATTCTCTCCTCCAACATCCGCACCTTGGTCCTCACGAACTCGTCTGTCAGAAACATCTGGTTCTCCAGTGTCTCGAAGGCTTTGGCAAGCCGCTTCTCCTCGGCCTTCAGTTCGGAGATACGTGCGTCGCCCCTGGCGATGGTTTCCAGTGCGGTGAGGGTCACGGCATGGTGCGTGATGTCGGCCTGTATCTGCTCTATCTCGGCGTCTAGGGCGGAGGTGTCTATTGTGCCGCCTGCTTCCACTGACTCGATCTCTGCCCGTAGTTGCTCGGCGTGTGTTTCCAGCCCCTCGTTCGTCTCCTTCAACCCATCCACCGCGGCCTTCCTCAACTTGCCCTCGTAGTCGATCTGCTCAAGCCCCGTGGCTTTCGAAGCCTCAAACCTGGACCGTGACTCCTGAACCATGTTCTCGGGCATGGGCTGGCCGCAGGTAGGACAAGTATCCGCCGCCCGAGGAAAGACATCGGCGTTCAACTTCCGCCAATGCCCCAGTAGGTTCTGCAACTTGGCCTCAAGGTCGGCAATCTCACGCCTGTTGTTCTCAAGCCGTGCTAGGGTTATCCGCAGTTCGCCCTTCTTCTCGTCGGCGCTGGTGGATGCCGTGGCCTGCGCCCTAACACCCTGCTTTTCTTCGAGGGTTCCTTGCAGGGCAACCAGGGCAGCCTCTATGGTGGGGCCATCACCCGTGCCCTCTGGCAGTTCAGGCAACCCCAACTTCACCTCGTCAATCCTGACGGGTATCTGTTTCAGTTGGGCGTTGATCTCGGTTCGCTCGGCGGCTAGCACCTTGCGATGCTCGTCAAGGCTGCGGTCGCCAAGAACACCTGGAAGTAGTTGCAGCCTGTCATCGCTACTAATCACATCGTACTCTGAGACATCACCACACACAGCCACGATGAGGTCTCGGCGTGTCCTCCACGGCAGCACCTCGTTGAAGTGGCGGGGGTTGGTCAGCAACCGAAACACCCCTTCCTCCACTAACTTGGCTATGAGGGCATCAAACTGTTTCTTTTGAGTCGGTACGCCGTCTACCCAATAGTCAGTCGTGTGACCGCCGAACTCGGCTAGGCTCTTGCCCTTCTTCTTGGTCCACTTCTCGGCAAAGGACTTCTTCAGGGTGATGCTCTTGCCTCTCACCTCCAGCACCGCCTCGACCTCATGCTTGACCCCGCCATCCGGCAACGGCTTGGTCATGTCCTTCAGGTCAAAGTCGGCCTGGTTCAGCGAGTCCTTGCCAAAGAGCAGCCAGAGGAACGAGTCCATCAGCGTTGTTTTGCCGGAGCCGTTCTGCCCGTAAACCAATACCTCCTCTCCGAGCGGTTCAAGGGTGAAGTTGCTGATTCCTTTGAAGCTAGTCAGCTTCAGGCTATGGAGTCTCATGGTTCGCTCTCCTTTTCAGTCTCTTAGATTGACACCTGCCGTCCTTCCGTAGCTTCCACTCCTCCCCGAGAGAGCAACACGGCTGCCCCTTCCGCAGCGCCTTCCTCTGAGCGTACATGCAATCACGGCAACCGAGCGTGGCGTGGGTGTGACGGCGTTCTGTCTTGGTACGGCCTTGGTTCATGGCATCGCCCCAGCAGCCAGTTGCTCGATACACCAGCCACACAGAGCCCGACCCTGATACTTCCTGACCGGGCCTTCGTACCTGTAGGCGAAAGGTTCCATGTGGGTAGGGCCAATCATGATGCGGCAGCGGGCGCAGGCATTGTGGAACGGCTTGCGTGCTGCACACTCGGGGCAGGGGTCAACTGGTCGATTCAGCGTGGTGGGGATGCAGGATGCCATCATTGCCCCTCAATTATCCTCTGGGCCTGTCGCGCTATCTCAAGCTCGGACTCCCACGACAAGGTGCCCCCGAACTTCCGATATAGCCCGAAGCACTCACGGCCTATGGCTTCTTGCCCATGCCGTAGGTGGAGGGTGGTATCACTCCCCAACGCCAAGCGACATCGGCGTAGTTCTTCCTCTGTGAAACTGATCTCCATTCACGGGCTCCCCACGGTACTTGGAAGTTCAGGTATGCCCCCAACCAGATATTGCTTGAACTGCTCGGGGCCATCGGCCAAGTGACGTGCGACAACAACCCGCGTGGCATCTCGTGCGCTCTGCGTTTGCTCATGCCTAGTACATGAGGACAGGGTGCTAGTGGCTACCTTCACCTTTGAGAGAGCGTCCTGGTCGCCCTTCTTTGAGTTTCGTAAGTACCACGTGATAACCTGCGCGGATTCCATAAACAGTTGATCCCAAAGTTCGTTAGTATCAGTCATCGGACTCGTTCCTCCTCTAACCGTTTCTCTAGCCGCGTTATGCGATCCTCAAACAAAGCTACATCCGTAACTCTCGCCATGGCACCTGCTAATCGGGCAATCGTATCACCCTTTTCGCGTGGGATCTCGTCCCGATCCACTTTATAGATTGTAGCCTCCAGTAGTTCGAGGACCGAGGCATATCGGCGCGGGATTCGGCGCTCCATCCTAATCGAAGTCGCACTGTTGCGACCGCCCTTTCGCCTCGCTTCGGCGGCTCCGGGTGAATGACCCACACAGAAGCCGTCCTTAGTGGCACGCGCCGCGCATGGTCGGCCATCCTTGCGTGTGGCGTTGCATCGCGGATAGCCCAGTTGGTCGGCCCCGACTGCTGGCCGTGGAGTGCGAACCCTCAGCAATCGCTTTGTCTCGTCTGCGATCTCTTTTCTGCGCTCCACTACCGCCTCCTACCCATGACCCGCCCCGAGGGTGTCCAGAGGTGAGGCTTGCCGTGGTGCGCCATGCGGTCAAAGACCCTGATTGCCTCTCCCTTCTCGTTGTGGCGACCCTCCTGGTATCGTGCCGTTCGGAGTGCAGCCTCTAGTGTCTCGTCATGGCAGACGACACCACAGTACGTACATGAGATTTCGTACCGTTGCATGAGTCCCATTTTCACACCTCCTCAAGTGTGGGGGGTGGTGGGAGTGAGGAACCCGCTGGTGAGGCAGGGACTCCCACCACCACTCCTTATTTACGACGCCCGTGCGGGCCCGGGTTCTGGCTGTTGTACCGCTTTAGAATCTGCGATACCCGTTGCTGGCTGATTCCAAACTCACGTCCTACCTCCTTCAAACTCATCTCAGGGTGCCGTTGATGGTAGCCAACAACAGCAAGGTTGCGCTGGAGCTTGGTCAAGTCCTCATACTTCATGGTTGGATTATACTCCTAGTACACCTACTTGTCAACCCCCTAGTATATATGAATGCCACACGCCGCCCCAGGAGAGCGAAACCGGGACGGACGTGCGGTGCTGAGAGGAGGCAGCGCCGGACCTCTATGGCAATGGGGGAAAGCTGCGGTCAAGCAGGTTCTTGTACCTGCACTCCCATATCCCGAAGCGGTCACGAATGAAGTTCTGCGCTCCCACAACCCTGAACGGTTTGCAAGAGTAGATTTCCATTGAGAGGTAGGGGGGGCGGCCATCGAGATTGTAGTAATGGCCGAACACATGGGACTCAGCAATCATCTGAAAGAAGGAAGGTCCGAGGGCATCAAACTCCTGCCAGCAGAAGGGGCCAACCGGCGTCATGTCGACGGTCCGTATCAGTTCAAGGGTAAGCTGCTCGGCTTCGTCTTTGGTCAGTGTCCGCTTCACATAGCCATCGTACATGAGGTGCATGGCCTCGATTCCCCCTTCGCTGAAATGGCTCCATTCTATCCACCACCCGATGCCTGCCACAGTCTGATGATTTCCCAGATGAGCAAGCCGACCGCCCCTATGATGCCCGTCGGTATGCCATACTTCTTGGCAGCCTGTTTCGCCTTGTTCACCTCAGCGTCCTGCTTACCTCTCCTATAGCCGTTGAGTCTCGACACCTTCTCCTCTACACGCCGAATCTGGTGCTCATGTTCCCCACAAGGCAACTCCTTGATAGCATTGAACACGCGATCGAATATCGGCGGGATACCCAGCGCAGGATTTCCCTGAAAATTGTGCTCAAGTTCCGTCACCACGTTATCAACCTTCCCCAACTTGATAGTGCTGGCGGCGACTTCCTTTACCAGGGTGTCCACGACGACGGCCACTGTATCCACCTTCTCAAGTTGTACATTGGCGCCGGCCACTTCCGTGACCAACCTATCAACTATAGCTGCGACCGTCCCAAGTTGCTCCATGACCTCAGCGTTATCGTTCTTTTCCGTCATCCGTCACCCCTCCCGATTCGGCAGTCGGGCGCTCCCTCATTGGCCTTGGCTTCCTGCTGCTGCATCATCTCGATTATCATTGCTTGGGCTTTCTGAATAAAACTTAGAAGTTCGGCGTATGAGAATGGCTGACCCCCATCTTGGAGATGCACGGTTGGGGATGCTGGTTGGTCTGGGATGTCAATTAGTATGTAGCCCCGCATATACGCCTCCTAGAAAGCATGAATAACGTGCCAAGCCCCGTTCTTGTAGAACTCTATGTCGTCGTCGTCCTCCATGTAACAGATCATGCCCTCGTATGGAGTCCCAGGTTTGGCGGCGTCGTTAGCGTAGCACGGGATAGCAAAGGAATCGGAGGTTCGCAAATCGGCAAAGCCCGATACCTCAATCTTGCCCGTGACATAGGTATCAGCCTCTAGGTTTATATCATCCCCGGGGTTGAGGGTGATGTCACCTGTGCCTGAACTATTGAGTCTGAGGTCTTTATTCGATTGCGCCGTAATGTCGAGATAAGTAGCCGCCCCGTACATACCGCCAATGAGCGTCGCCCCCGAATAGAACTTGAGCACATCGCCATAGATTTTGATCCCATCTGCGTCTATGAGAACGCTACCGGCTCCCGCCGTAATCTGGCCGCTGGAGTTTACGCTGCACTGTACCGTCCCTGCCTTCGTCGCTCTCGTAGTCAGGGCGTTATTTGTGCCGTAGATGTTGATTCCGTGGCTGGCGTCAATCTCTACACCGCTCTCGTTGTACCATTCGCCATCAACAACAGTGGCTGAGGTGAGTTTGATATGACCGCTGCTCAGGTCGGTCGCTAATATACGCTTATATGTCGTGCCATCTGGTAAATCATCAACGTCCTTGCCATTGAAATACTTGTTGGTGCTACCCTCAGCAATGTTGTCAATGCTGCCGGTACAGGTAGACAGTAATATATGCCCGGACGATATGTCCGTCTTGGCTACCCTTCCATAACTCGTCCCATCAGCAATATCGTCCAAATCCCCAACTGTTTCAGACAATATGATATGCCCGGACGATATGTCCGTCTTGGCTACCCTTCCATAACTCGTCCCATCAGCAATATCGTCCAAATCCCCAACTGTTTCAGACAATATGATATGCCCCGCGGATATATCTGTGAGCAGTACACGGCCGTATGTCGTCCCATCTGATACAGCGTCCAGATCGCCGGTCACCTTCCCTTGTGCTGCTACGGCTGCCAGGCTGATCTCGCCAGCCTTGACATGCGCGGCCAGTATGGAATCCGCAGCAATGATAGTCGCATTGATAATTGGTTCTTTGCTCTTGTTCGGCAGAACGATTGCCGACTGCCCGTTCGTACCCTCTACGACAACCGCCAGCAATCCCTTGTTCGAAGCTGCGGCGTCGTTATAATTCGATGACCATTGAATTGTAGCGTTGCCTTCCAGAAAATATGCGAAGTCTGTCCCGCTCACATCATCCTTGCTGCCCGCGTCGACGGCCTGCGAACTGCCATCTGCGAAGTAAATCGTACCAGCCCCCCACGACACGCTATTGCCATCAACCGAAGTCCAAACAATATCGACATTGAATGGCTGCCCGGCTCTCCGTAGTAAGTCGGGCGATATCGTGTGCATTTTTATGATGTTCGGGGCGGTCATGCCCGAGCCCAATGCCAGTTGGTCAATGAACGCCTCAACATCATCCGTGTTGAGTTTGCGTATCAGGCCACCGATACGCAGCTCCATCAGAAACGGGTCACGGCTCTCGGGGTAATAGCGCCAGTAGAGACCGCCCACTCTGCCAGTGGCCCCGGTGTTGCCCCTGTTGTCCGTGACGGTCACCTTGTCGTAGACCTCTTGCAGATAGTTGGGCGTCGTGATAAGGAAACCTGTCTCAGTCTGACTCTGCGCCCTCTCGACCATGGACTGAGCAATCCACTCACAATCAGCGTCAGATCCCACCAACCCGAATGGTTCCTGCATGGCCCAGATTCCCATACTGGAATCCCACGCCGGCGATGTGCTGGCGTAGTCGCCCGAGTATGCCGCTGTGTAGACCTCGACCTTCATTTTCTTGAAGTACAGACTGCGGGAGTGCGACTTGCGGAAGTAGTGAGCCGCATCGCTAAGATAGGTGTAGTCTACCGAGTCCCCATCCTGGCAATACTTGAGATGCACCTTCGTCGTGCGCGGGACCAGGACGCAGCGGGTGACCCTCTCCATGGTGTAGTCAAGGAACTCCCTGCCGGTCTGCTTGCTCTCCCAGGTGGCTTGAGGTTCCCACGAATCGTTGTCTACCTTGCCATCGAGGGTGCCGATGTCAGCGCCGAGGTCGCTGCCGGCCTTCTCCGCCACGAAGTCAATGATCTCCTCCATGTTGTAGTTCTGATACGTGGCGTCATCCTGGTTGAAGCGATAGCCCAAATGAGCATCGCAGGTATAGCGCCCGATCTTGTCCGGCGCCCCCTCTGCGTGAATCACGTAGACGTCCTGCGCCCCGGGCCTGCGGTCTGATATAAAGTCCTGAGCATAACACCAGACATAAGGGCGATAGACTACCTCAATCCCATTGGCGCAGTCAGCACCAATGCCGAGTCTAATCTGAGCACCCTGCAAGGCCTGCGAGTCGTAGAGGCTGCCCTGGTTGTTGAGCGTGATGGTGACGTTGATGCCCCACGGCTCCTCGTTCCCTTCTATACTCTTAATGCGGTAGTCGTTCGTTGCTACTACGAGGGGATAACTGTAGGTGTCGAAGTACAGGTCGCCAGTACCAAGCGCAGACCACGAACCGCCGCCATCAGTGGAGACCAATGCTGCACCATTGGCATAGCCACCACTAGCATTGTATTTGAGGCCGATAGAGTTATTGACATCACCATTGAGGCACCTCAAGACCAGCGCGTACTTGGTGCCCGAGGTCAGACTTGCATAGGACAACGGTATCGTGTACTCCACTCCCGTTGAGTTCGTAGTGAAGTCATCGGAATTGATACTGCCTGAACAAAGGTCTGGTCCAGTCGGCAGGGAACTGCCATCAACAGCCGTGATGGACGCTGTGAGTTTCCCAGGGCTACCGCCCCGATAAGCCTTGATCTTCACGATACCCAGGATTTGATTGGCCTGCGGCGTGAAGGTCTGCGCCCTCCATTGATCCCCATAGACAGACGTGGTGCCTGTTGGCGAGGTTGTAAAGTTCTCGCGCTGAGTCTCCGCGCCGCCGAGAATATGCACGAACGGCGAATGGCTAGCTTTCTGCGCTGCCTCTAGGGTTGCATTGGTCCTCATTGCTCCTCGCTGTACTCCTCCCAAATGCGTGGGCGCGCGATACCCCTCAGTTCACGCTCAGCATCAACCAGTTTCCTCCGGCCCCATGCCTCGTACTTGTCGGTGAGAATGGTGCTCTGAATCTGAGCACGTATGCGGTTCATGTAGGTGTTTGCCTGCCCCAAAGCGGCCCCAGCCTCAGACAGCCGCCCCGACCCCTGCGCCTGCCATACTCGCGGCGGTGAGTCCTCCTGTAGGTAGCCCTGCGCCTCTCTGAGCTTGCCAGCAGCGACGTTCAACTCGCCGCCCGCAAAGTTCACATAGTCCGACTCAGGGATACCGATGTTGACCTGATTGGTGAAACTGCGGGCCGAACCGAGGTCTGCCGTGGCTCGGTCAATGATGGTCGCCATAGCCGCAACCGCCGTGGCCGCATTGAGCCGGTCCGTACCGATGATCGAGCCACCAGTCGCAAAGGCGGTGGCCGCCTCAAGTATGGTGTTTTGAGCCTTCAGTATGGCTGTGCTCAGGTCCGCAAACATCAAGTCCGCTGCCTGCGTGTTCAGGTTTGCCATAGGCTGAGAGATTGCCAGCCTTGCCGCCGCCAACTGAATCAAGGCCTGCTCCTCGTCTGGTCTCATGCTGTTTGTGGCACCCGAGAGCGTGTGGGGGACGGCGAAATAGACGAACGCCGTGTCCCCAGTGGAGGGCGTGAAGCTGATATTGACCTCCACGCTGTCCAGGTAATTGTCATCGAAGTTGCGGTACCGCCGCGGGTCTTTGTCGATCTTGTACTCAATGCGGTCAACCCATAGCAGGTTGGTCAGGGTAGAACAGTCGAGTTTGTGGGCTGTACCGGCGAAGGTCACGGTTGCAAACGTGATATTCGGAGAGTACCTGCTCAGTTCCACCAGGGACCGGGCGATCTGCCTCTGTATCTGCGCCGTCCCAAACACGGCAGTTGCCGACACGTCCTGAAGTTCCGCCAAGATCAGGTCAATTACCGATGCTTCTGCTACCATGACAGCCTCCTATCTGGTGGGCTCCCAGCCGTGGCTCGCTGCGTTCCTCGCATTGGCCGACTTCTGTGCGTCCCTGCGCGTCTTGCTGTGACCGTAGACCTCGCCGGTCCTCCTGTTGTATATGTCCCAGCCTCCGTTGCGGTTGCGCTTAACTGCTGCTGGCATGGCTCACCCCCCTATACAAACTTGCCGAACCCTACGAAACTGGCTAGCTGCTCCCAGTGTAACTCGTCGGTTCTGACGTAGTGCATACCGTAGGCATAGTGCTCATACGGCACCTCTTTCTTGTGCCCCTTCTCCGTCACTATGCGGTCGAACTCGGTGAGAGGAAATGGCACAGCGTGGCACCACCCGAATCTATCAGGGCGTACCGTGCCAATCCATTGTTTTGTCTCTCGCACGGTGTCCCAACTCTCCCCGGGCAAGCCAATCACGAAACTGCACTCGCTCCCGATGCCGGCCGCCCTCGTCATTTCACAAGCCCTGGTCGCCTCCTCCACCGTGGTTCCCTTTTTCATTCGGTCGAGCATTTCCTGACTGCCGGACTCAATACCGTAAAAGATGTTCCACACCCCAGCCTCGCAAGCCAAGTTCAGGAACTCCTCGGTTATCAGTTTCTCGTTGACCCTGCAACAGATTCGGAAGAGCATGTCGTCGTTCAGTCCACGGTCAACGATACCCTGCAGAATCTCACCCGCCCACTTCAGGTTCAGGTTGAACGTATCATCCTGCAGAAACACCTCGGCGGCCCCGTACTTATCCCTCAGTATTTGGATTTCGTCAAGAACGAGCTGCGGGTTGCGGTATCGTACCTGCCTGCCCCACATGACAGGGGTATTGCAGAAAATGCACTCGCTCGGGCATCCACGGGATGCCATAATGCACATCGACGGCACCGCCCCAACACCCGAAATGCCACAGAACTTGTTGAGCTCCACCAGTTCGTAATCCAGCATCGGGATATCGTCAATGCTGTTTACCCACGGCCTCTCTCCGAGGATCTCCAACCACTTGTTCTCACCCTCTCCCACGACTACTGCATCCGCCCCGTTGTCCCAGACGCAGGCATGAGGGCCGCCGACCACCAGGCGTGTCCCCTTCCCGTCCCGGTGCAGGTAATTGCTGATCTCTTTGGCGTGCTTGACCTGGAAGGTGTTGACGGTGAGCCCGACCAACTCTGGCCTGTAATCCCTAAATACGTCCTTGAAGTCAACGGAGTGGTCCAGGTCCATGTGCCACACCTGCACCTCATGGCCGTGCATCCGGGCCAGCGTGCCCAAGATGAGGAGGGCCGTACTAGGTGCCTCGCAATACGGCTGATACCAGTTCATTCGAGGTTGAACTAAGAGGATTCGCATGGCCTCACCTTCTGCGCCAACACATAGAGGTGCGTGCCTGTGTAGTACAGTTCGTCGCCATGGCCGATCATCTCCTGCGTTTGCATGAACTCGGACAATACGGCCTGGTGGTCCGAAACCTTGTCATTGTGCAGCAACGCCGTGTATATGTTCGGGACGTCACCCGTCTTGCGCCTTGCAGCAAATCCCCAGTCCGCCAGTTTCAGAAGCAGGGCAAAGGGCGTGTAGCATCGAATGTGGAGCGAACCGAAGGGCGGCACGTTGAAACCATTGGGGGTGGTAAGGAACAAATGCCCGCTTGTCTGCAATACTCGGTTGATCTCAGAGAGTAGCGCATCGTCGTTCGGGACGTGCTCGATAACCTCACGGCAAAGCACAAGGTCGAAGCTATGCGTCTTGAATGGAAGTTGGCAGCCGTCCCCTACCATGTCCACGTAGTCGCTGTGTACGACGTCCAACACGGTCGCATGTGCCCAGCACATACGCTGAATCAAGGCAGCCTCCGGCCACTCTCCGCCGCCAACGCACAGCACATGCAGGTCGGCTATGCCGAAATCCCAGAGTAATTTACTGGCGATGTCATTCCGGGTCTCGTTCATCCACAGGTCCGCTTGATAGTTGGATCTGCTCTTGTCCTTCCACCACTTCTGGTGCATCCCCTCATGGAGCCGGTAGAGCTGGAGGTATCGCTTGTCGACCCGAGCCGTAGTCATCGCACCCTCCTGAGTACCCACTCGTCGGTTTGCATATCAACGACTTCAAAGCGAGGAGAGCGATCAAGGAACCTGTCGACCTCGGCTTTGACGATATGGTAGTCGTGGCCTGCCAGAAGCCCCCCCACTTTCACCAGGCTGCGCCATGCTTCCAGGTCATCTGCTATAGCGTCGGCGTTGTGGTTGGCGTCGATGTATACCAGATCAAGCGAGATGCCCCGGTCCACAAGGCACACCGAAGCCAGCATAGAGTGCATGTTCAGCCATTCCACCCTGCCGTTGTACGGTTCCAACACTAGGGAAACCATGGTCTGTCTCGCTATGTTTAACTCCTCCTGAGTCACCGGGTCATAGACGTCCTGATATGCCTTGTAAGGGTCAATGAGATATAGCTTGACTATGTCCAGCCCCTCCAGCATTGCCAGAGCGTTCTCGCCCAGATAGACACCCACCTCTGCCACAGTGAGAGGAGGTGCGAGTAACTCCCTCGCCAGTTCCCCGCTTCTACGCATTGCCGCTACCATGTCACGCAGCCGTCCCCGCTCGTCAGCGTCGTGTATGAGACTCCCCTCACTATCCTATGATCGGGGTCATGCTTGAAAAAGGGATTCTGCGGCGTTGAGAAAATCATCACGCCGTGCTTGCCGACACGCTTTGCCTCGGCTACCACCTTCTCCGGGCTGATGCAATGCTCCAGCACCTCGCAACACCAGACAAACCCGAACTCGTTGTCCTTGAACGGCAACTCATGGGCGTCATGCACCAGAATCTCCTGGTTCACGCCGTTGCCGTTCTCGTTCCTCTTGTCCACGGGGTAATACTTGCCCATCCCTTCGAGGTACGGCTTATAGGGAGTAGTCACGCCACAGCCCAGGTCCAGCACCTTGCGGGGTTGGCACGTCTTGGGAATGAACAGCAGTTTCCATTCCTGTACGCCTTCGAGATTGGTGCGGGGCGCTTTCAATTTCTTCTCAATACGGTCAAGAACGGGAACCCACAGTTCGGGAAACACTACATTGTCATCGAACTGCAAAGCAAAGTCCCGTGCCTTGTCCTTCTCGATTTGTATGCTCCCGTCCTTCCAGGCCGCAAACGCCTTCTCCAGTTGCTCTAGAATATCGTCTGGGTCGCACTCAAACTGCCACGACGCCTGCGACGTCCAGACACGGTGCTTGTCGTACACCGGCACATACCAGCCGCCGCCGAGCAACTCCGCATGGCTGGTGCATTTGGTGATGATGTTCGGGACACCACAAGCCTGCGACTCGACAATCGGCATACCGAACCCCTCACCTTTTGAGGGCAGCAAGTGGACGTCCATGACATTGTACGTGCGGGCCATGGTCTCTTGCTCAATGCCGATTTCCAGGCTGTCCTGCGAGGGGAAGAATGTCGTGCCGCCTATGCCCAAAGCAAGCCGCAGGGCGTTCAGGTCAATGCCCCTCTGGTCAAATACCTTCGTGTGGCAATACATCACGGTCTCGCCCTTGTGCCGGTGCTCGAACTCCGCAAATGCCTTGAAGCTGGCCGTCCAGTTTTTCCTCTCGTTGTGGTTTGTGGCTACGCAGCCGACGACGAACTTCTTGGTCCAGTTGTACTTGTCCCGCGCCTCGTCTCTCCACATTTGATTCGGCTGAAACAGATTGCAGTTGATCGCCGGTGGGATGTACTCGGCATTGATGCCGATCTCCTGCAGCTTCTCAACGCCAAAGCGGGACTGCGTAATCGCCTGGATGATTGCCGGGTGCTTCTGAAGGATGTCCGTGACTATCTTGGGCGGCGGGTCATGGTCGATGGGCAACCACGGCACCCACGGAATATCAAGGGGCATACCACCCAGCACCCAAACATCGACCAGGGTGAGGAATATGTCTGCATTGAAGTCCTTGAAATAGGCCGGGGCTTGCGAAACCCCCCAGTCGTCGGTGTTGTTGGGATATATGGGGACTTCGCCCCAATCCACCTTTGTGCCCTTCAAGCCCCAGAAGGCGAGCACGGCTACATCGTGCCCCAGGCGGCGGAGCCAATGGACACACGATGCCGTTGTCATTCCGTAGCCAGTCGGGGCAAACGGGATATTGCTACTCCATAAGATTCTCATGACGCTCTCTGGTTACTCTCCTCTCACTTGGTTCCCAGTGGGGAGGGGTAGGCTGATTACCCCTCCCCCTGAGTAGCTTACCGGGTGTCGTTGAACCGTGCAGCAAGCAACTGGTCAAGAACTTTCACGCCCAGCAGGATGTCGAGCGAGATTAGGTTTTTCTTGGTCCTCTGCTCGTACCCGTACACCACGCGGGCGCTTATGTTCCTGAAGTTCATGACGCTCGCCTGCGCTCCGCCCAGCGGTGCCTCCAGTGGTGCCGTTACCAGAGCGATTGCGTTCTTGTGGAACGCCATGTTTGCCCTGCCAGACGGCATGATGGTGACCACGCTGTTATTGGCGAACGGCCCTGTCACAGCAGGCGCGACACCTACAGTGACGGTCCCGCCAGTGGACGCCGTGGCAGCCGTGTTCGACACGAACCACTCGTCGTAGCCGGTGACCTTGATGTTGCTGCCCACGGGAATTACAGCCGAAGCCGTTATCCCGTCTATCGCCAGTGCGGTTGCAGCAGCAGCCACCGTTGCGTCGATAGCACCCGTCGAGTCGGCGCAGGTTATGGTGTGGGTCTGGATGTTCTGGTCCATATAGGTATCGAACCCGAGCACCTGCCCCAGCTCCGCCTTTCGGAGTGCTTGTCCGCCGTCTCCCCGCTTATCTGCGTTCAGGAACGCGTCGAGGCTCATGTATCCACTCTTGGTCATCGGATGCAGGACAAGCCTGCGGTCCATCAGAGGAACCTTCTGCGCGTCCATTACCGCCTCAAGTCCTGCCACGTCCCCGACTGCCGGGGTCGAACTGACCTCGTAGTGGCCCCCGATCTCGGTGTACTTGTCTGCGAGCTGTCTGTCAATCGCCTGAGCGTGCCCACGCATCGCAGGTTGAATCAACTGTTCGCTGAAGTCCTTCATAGAAAGAGTCAGCTCCTGGCTGGTGATCTCAACCGTGATGTCGAGGTGGGTGTCCAGTACGACGTCGACCGATGACTCCGTGAGGGTCTGCGTGTTGACAGTCCCGCTTACGGTGCCCGAGGTCAGGGTTGCAGGCTTGCGGATTGACACAGTGCTGCCCACCTTCTTGAACTCCTTGCTGAAGTCACGGTGAACCAACCCCGCCAACACCATGTTGTTCTCGAGCACGATTAGTGACTCGGCTGCAATCATGTGCGGGGTTATCAGTGTCGCCATTCCTTATCTCCTGGTCAAATCATTTGAACCGCGCTTTGACGGACGGATGCTCGGCATACTCCTCAGCCGTCATACGCTCGATTTGCTCCGGCGTCAATTCCGCGGTGGCTCCCCTGCCGTCCATGGAGTCAGGTCGGCTCGCTGGTGGTGGCTCTGGAGGTGGCTCGCCTGCTGGTGGCTGCCCTGTTCGTGGCAACTTCTGAGCGAGCGACTCCATTGACTCGAAGGTAGAACCTCCGTGGGACAACAAGACGGCCTGAGCGACACCATACTGAGAAGCAAGGTTCGCAGCCCACGATTGGGACTGCAAGGTGTTGAACTGCGTTTGAGCGGTCTGAAGTGCTGCTTGCTCGCTTCGCAACGCCGCTAACTGTGTATCGGCGTCCGCCATCATCTGACGAGCCTCTTGCTTGAGCCTGTATGCAGCCAGTCCGTCATCGTTCCCCTGTAGCCCTTCCATCTCTCTGGCGTCGATCTGGCCCTGGAGTGCCCTTTGCTGTTGGGTTAGACTGGAAATCTGAGATTCCAGCGTGCTTGTCCTCGTCTGGGACTCTTGCGCTACCCGCCGAGCATCAGCCAACTCCCGACCGTGGGCGGTCTTGGCATCCTGCACCATCTTATCAACCTGAGCCTGTGTGTACGACTGGGGCGGGGTACTTTGTCCGGGATCAGGCGGGGTTGCCTCGAATTGAGGGGTGCCCTCCTGAGTGCCTTCCGTTTCACCCATTACATCGACCTCCCTTTCGTTATTTCACTAGGCTTGCGCCTAGATCGACCCGTTCTCACCTCACTACCTCCTCACCCACATAGTACAACTCACCAGGACGCACGCCCGGTGGCCGTAGCAGAATATCCCACTCAGGTTCCTTCCAGTGGCCGAGCCTCACCATTTCGTCAGCAAGCCCGACATGGCCGGTCAGATACTTCACCCTCTCCCTCTCGCTGTCAAAGTCCTGCATATAGTAGTCCACGTACTCAGGGATAAACCGTTCGGCTACCCCCTTCTGATAAGCGTCCCGGCGCCGGCGTGCCTCGGCATACTCGGGGTTCTCGATCAGGTACGCGTCTCGGTCACCGCCCGGTTTCAGTTCCTCGTATGTGTCATCTTGCTGGCGGTAGTCGACATTGATACGCATGACCTCTATGTTGTGGTCGGGCTCGTCAAGCCCCGCCCAGTCCAGATAGGCCGGATGTTCCATGCGCCAGAGTATTGCCTCGGAACTTCCGGGGGAGTATTGGTCAATCAAATCCTGGTACTCAAAGACGCTCTCAGCGACGTTTTTAGGGGGTATACCCTCCACAAAGGATGACGGGACGTCCATCTCGTCTAGCATGGAACTGGCCTTATTGTAGCCCTCCAGCGTTGACAATTTCGGGCCACCCCAGATCGACAACAATGCGTTTTGCTCAGGGTTGGCCTTCAGCCAGTCCTCGCGGCGATTGACCGTCAACTCCGGGTGCTCCTCAAGGAAAGCCTCCTGCTCCGCTTCCGGCAAGTCGTGGTACTCCTGAATCAACTCAACGTCCCTGCGGCTCAGAGAAGTGTCCGCGTAGACGTCGGTGATCTCAGATAGCGGTGTGGACGGGAAGCTGTTGTATATCTCCCTGGCCTTTTCCTTCTCCGCCCAGGACTTCACTATTGGGCTATCCGTATCACCTATCACCTCGTCTGGTGTCATGCCCGAGAATATGCTACGCAGTTCGGTACTCAAGTCGTTCATACCGTAAATGTCGGGTTCCTCGGTACTCCAGATCAGATCCTCCTCGTCAACGGGCTCGCCCAAGCGTGCCACGGCATCGGCAGCCTTTTCCGTCGGTGTTGGCGGCTGCGTGGTGGCCCCGAATATGGCATGCTGCAGCGCCTCAGCCAATGACCTGTCAACCTCATACTGGCCGCCGTTAAGTCGGTATTGCTCATCAATCATGCCCCGTATCTTTCGCATCGCTTCCTTGTCGACATGCTTCCTGTCTGTAGCAGAGTCAATGGCCTGCACGGTGATTTTGTAGAACGGCAAGCCCTGCTTCGCTGTTCTGCTTATCATGTCGGGTAATTTGCCCATAGCATATTCGTTCCCTTGACTGGCATCCACAATGTAGCCAACAGTGTCACCAATCATAGTGAAGGACGCAAGCAGCAAACCGCCCGGGCTGTACTGTAGGATATTGAGGGGGTTATAAGGGTTGTATCTTTTGCCCGTCATGAGCCCGAACAGCCAACCCGCCATCATTCCAGCCACAATGATGTATGCTACATTCTTTGCTGCCTCGTATCGCTCTTTTGCTGGCACATCCGCCTTCGGGTCGAGCTTGCCCAACTGAAGCAACATACGCTCGGCCCAGGACCGTTGAAATACGAGGATGTTCCCCATGATCTCACCTGTCGGCCCGTGCTCGGCCGGTGCCCGTTGCGCCCTGTCATAGAGGAACTGCACGTTGTTCACATGCTGCTGCGTGACGTAGCGGAGAAACGCCTCTTTGCCACTGACGGGCTCCATTCCCTCAATGCCGTAGTCAACCGATTCCCTACCGAGCAATTCAAGCGCATGGACCTGCTGCAGCTTCGTCAATTCATTGGTGCCGGAGCGTTCGAGGAGTCTATGCACGTCCCCGTCCCTCTCGAACTCGGTCACCGCCCGGTCAACCCGGTTGCTCCTCAGCCAGAAGGTCCATAGCCTGTTTACCTTGTCCGACCACGGGAAGGCGCTAGTGCGGTTTGCCATCCTCAATAGTTTATCCATCGGAGCCGCCGACGTGCTGACGTTCAAGCCCAGCTTGCGGAAGAAGTACAACGCATCATTAAGGTCAAGAGGCTTGACTCCCCGCATGAGGTAGTCCTGAACAAGCCCCTTGTCCTGCGCCACGAATATCTCAAACCATAGCCGTCTCTCGGGGTTCACACGCCTATTACGGCGGTCAAACGTCAACACCGTGTCGGGGTTGAAAGCCAGATTCTGATGTAAGTTCCTGACTGCCATATATGGTTGCCAGAATGTTGCCGCCGCAAACTGCGAATAAAGTCGTTGCGCCGCCCAGTGGAATAAGCCCCCGTGCTCACGGTAGCCCTTCATGATATTCAAGTCCCGACTCAGTACGCCGGCGATATGCTGCGGATTCTCGAACTTCCCCGCCTCCTCCTCGAACGTGCGGGCAAAGGTACGGACTTGCGGCTGCACATGAATCAAGCCGTAAAGCTGGCGCATGTACGAGCGATAGCGATCCAGAATGTTCCTGTCCTCTTGCGTGAACTCGTTGCCCTGGCGTGTCTTGATATGGCCCTTCCCGAACGTGGTGACCTTCGGCTTGAACAAGTAGAGGTGAGGCTTGACTATGGATAGCGGACTGTAGCCGCTCCGAATCACGCCCCAGTCCTGTGTGTCAAGAAACTCACGAAGTGCAGTATCGCCCTTTGACTCAAAGATGTCGACGGCACGCCGGAGCGCCTGTTTCGGTGCGCTCGGGATCTCGTTCTGTATGAGCTGTACGTCCCCGCCGTGCTCGGCAAAGGCGTTCTTGAACCTGGCGAATCTCACATCGTTCTGAAACTGAAACAGTTGGCGCTCCAGTTCCTCAGCGACAGCCACCTCCGCATCCGTCATGTCGGTCGGTGATTTGACTCCGCTCGCTTTATGCTTGGTCGCAATGTAGTCCTCGACCCGGCGCATGGCCGCATCGTTGCCCGCGATATCCTTGAAGTCATCCTTGCCTGCGACGTCCTCCAGCCTGTTCAAAAGGTGCTGCTCGTACTGTCTGCGGGCGAGGTGGGTCATGTTAATCATGTTCCATTGCTTCGCCAACTTCGGCCCCAACTTCTCCACGTAGTAGCGCATGGACCGCAACTCGCTCCCGTAGCCGATGCGAACCGGCTTGCCCTCCAGTTCTGGCTCGGGCGTCATTTCTCCCTGGATGATATTGCGCTCCCTGGCTATGGCGGGGTGGGCTGCAAGGCCGTCCTCTGTGGCGATCTCCTCAGCCATCCAATCGGCTTCGTCGTTCATAGCCCGAATCAGCGCCTTGCCGTCAGACTCCGTGATGTAGCGTTCGCCGGAGATATAGCCCTCCACCCTGAGATTGAGTGCAGCTTTCAGCCGCTCGAAACTCTCCTCGGTCAGCTTTTTCTCTCTGAGCAGGGTCGCCTTCAGCAGTTCAATCTTGTGCTCAGTCTTGCGGGTGATTACCCGGTGCCCCTTGATCGTCTTGGGCCGTGCTTCTCTGACGGCTTCGAGGGTGGCCTGTAGTTGTTCCTGCGTCATCTTGGTGAGGTGAACCGACTTGCCGTGCTTGCGAAATAGATTTTCATAGTGGACCTTCGGCAGCCCCTTGAAGCTAACGGCGGCCATAATGGTTGAACGCAGCTTCTTGACCTCGGGGGTCGGTTCGGCAGGCGGGGGCTTCTCCGCCTTGGGCTTCTTGCCTTTCTTCGCAGGTTCGGCGGCGGGTTCCTCGACAACCGTCTCAGCCACCACTTCAGCCTCCTCGACGGCGGCCTCAGCCACGGGTTCGGTAATTGGCATCGGTTCAGACGTGCGTTGTTGGCTGATAACCCGTCCTATTTCTCGCGCTGTCCACTTCGACCCGCCCTCTGTAATAACCGATTTCGGGTTTTTCTTAATCACTTTCAGTGGGACGTTGCCTCCCACGTCAATGGAATCGCCAACTTCAATGCTATCCAGTTGCACTTGCTCATATTCTGCGACATGCTTCGCAGTTTCAATACGTTGCGGTGCGCGTCTCTGATACTCGATTTGACCCTCAACAGACCTCAGTTCCTCAGTAAGCCTCACCACTTCGCTAGCGCGGTTAATCCTGCGCTCCATTTGTTGCTCAACCTTCTTCATCCTCTTGCCTGGAACCCCGCTGGCTCCTGTTACATACGTCCCTGGCATATCGGTTCTGTCTGATTGCTCAATAGCTTTGTTCAGTTTCTCCAGGCGTGTCCTTATCCTGTCCCGCTTTTGTAGCAATCTCCAGTCCACCGGGCCTTCCTCGACCACGACCTCGGGGGTCTCGCTCGGCTCCACGGGCACCTCGACGGGGGGAGGCCCTATCACCACTCCAGTAGTGCCCAGTGGGACTACGGGGGCTGGCGGTAGTTTCGTCTCTGCCTTCTGCTGCAACTCGGGGTAGTCCGCCAGCACTTCGGCGGCTTTGTGATTTAGAGATTTCAGGTCAACAGTTTCGGCTGTTGGGATATTACCAACTCTTTGAACCATATCGGCATCAGGCACAACAACCACACCATCATCATAGACGGTAGCATCTTGTGAACTGACATAGGCCACAATGATCCCACCACCAGGACTGGCATAAGCAGCAGCGTCTTGCGGGCGCTTGTAGAAATAGACACCAGGCCCATGCACACCTTGCTCGGCTTTGACTAACTCAGCCATTCCTCTTGGGCCTACACCACGAAATACTGGAATCTGAGGGAGATTACGATACTCCTCCCTAGTCATCTCCCACGGCTGCTTGGCGGGCGGGGTAATCCCCGCCTCAACCTCTGCCCGCTCAATCGCTCCTTCCAGCCCAGCCACAAACTTGCCCATACGCTCAGATTTTGCCTTCTCCGCAGTACGCCGTGCCTTCTGGAACTGCCGAATCGCTGCGTCCGTGTCACCCACCCCCTCCGCTTCAACCGCTGGCGGGGGGACCGCAGCGGCGGCTTCCTGCACACCCTCAAGTCCCGCAGCCCTTTTGACCAACTCCGCCTTTTGCTCGATTGACACAGGCATCGCAACGACCTTGACCTCATCACCGACCATGAACGTAATCGGCCCAGATGCCGTGTTGACCAAGATCGTCGCATCAGGGTGGTGCTTCAAGGCCAGGGAGAGAATGTCCAGATTGAGGCGTGCCAACACGCTGCCGTTCCACAGATACGCGCTTGGGGGATAGCCCCGCTCTATCGCCACAACTCGGGCAGGCGTACCCCTGTTCTCCTCACTCGGTATCAATTGCTGATAGTTGGGGAACTTCTCCTTGTTCGCTTCTATCTGCTGCTTTGTCCACTCTTTCACCTCAGCAGTGGCTTCCGCTAGACTCAGGTCGGGGCGTAGCCGCATACGGGTTTTGATTTCCCTCTGCTCAATCTTTTTGAGTGCATCATTGAGCAGTTCGTCAGCCACGTTCGGGTCAAGGTACATGACAAACCCATCAGTCGCGACGTGCGCCGTAACGCCGCCATAGAACAGTTGCGGCCTCATTTCCACCTGGTCCTCTAGATTTAACCCCTTGCTCGGATTTGACGCCTTCTTGAGAATGAAATCCATGTCTTGGGTAGGAACCACGCCCTCGTAGTCCTCAAGCACTCGCATGGTCTGTGAACGGTTCAACGCAGCAAACGGCTGCCCGAACTTGTGCTCGGCAATCCGCCCCAACTCTTGCTGTGCGTCTGCTGGCATCTCCGCCCGCACCCCCCTCACCGCCTGCACCGTCACGGGCTCTATCCCCGATATCTCCCCCAACTCCGCCCTCTGCCGCTCGAACTCTATGTTCCATGCCGCCGCATCCGCCTCGTTCTTCGCCCTGATCTGCCCTGCCGTCCACTCGATATTGGCCCGCTTGGTTACGTTCTCCACTATGGCCGCCGCTTCCTCGTTCTCCCCTACCAACTCGTCCATAGCTAGCAGTTTGGCGTTCTTCACTGTCATGCCGGTCCTGACGTGGTTGGCAACCTTCCTGACAAACTCCATGTTCAACTCGGGGTTGAAGTTCCTCTCGCTCACCCGCGCAACCGTGGCTATGATGTTCGCTCCGAGCCCCGGCACCACGCCCCACATGGCCCCGAGCACAGCCACCTTCCTGAACTCCTCCTCGCTCAGATTGCCCGGAATATCCCAGAACTGGACCTCCTGCCCCAATGCC